CTAGTTCTTCGCCTCTCTCTCCAAGAAGTGATCTACCTCTTGCAACTGCTGATGCAGTTAGGAAGTTGGCTTCGGTAGCACCAGTACCAGCTTTTGCTAAATCTAAATTATTAGAAGAAAGAGCAGTGCCAAATACACCCTGAAGATGACTGAATAATCTTGCTGAATTTAGTTTGTTGATGGCATCTGCAATCTGGTTTCTGATATGACCCATTGGATCTTCACCAGCAGCTAATACAGCTACATCATCAACAGCGTATGCAAAACCTCTATGGCAGATAGTTGCGATCTGTGTTCCTGTACCAATTTTCTGTGGAGTTAAGAAACCATTGTTAGATGTACCCCAAGTTGCTGTTCCATCTAAGATTTCCTCAGTTGGAGAGATTGGGTTAAATTCTGGAACTTGTATTCTTGTTCCACCTTCTGTTGCATCAAGAAGTGCATTACGCACAACAGCACCAGA